GTGATCGACGAGGCGGCGTTCCACGAGTCCCTGGAGGAACTGCTGAAGGCCGCCCTGGCTCTGACGATGTGGGGTAACAAGGTCCGCCTGATCAGCACCCACAACGGTGTCGACAACCCGTTCAACCAGTACATTCAGGATGCCCGCGAGGGCCGCAAGGATTACAGCGTTCACCGCATCACCCTGGATGATGCGATCGCCGAAGGGCTGTACAAGCGAATCTGCTTCGTCACCGGTCAGGAGTGGTCGCCCGAGGCCGAGAAGGCGTGGCGCGATGGGCTGTACAAGAACGCCCCCAATACCGAGTCCGCCGACGAGGAATACGGCTGCATCCCGAAGAAGTCCGGCGGCGCCTACCTCTCTCGCGTGCTCATCGAGCAGGCGATGGTCCAGGACCATTCGATCCGTATCTACCGGTACGAGGCGCCGGAAGGTTTCGAAGGCTGGACGCCACAGATGCGGGAAGACGAGATCCGCACCTGGTGCGAAGAAAACCTTCTGCCAGAGCTGGCCAGGCTGGACCCGGAGAACACCCACAGCTTTGGCGAAGACTTCGCGCGCCGTGGCGACCTGACCGTGTTCACCCCGCTGCAGATCTCGCCGACCCTACGCAAGCGGGAGGCGTTCCGGGTCGAGCTGCGCAACCTGACCTACGAAGCGCAGCGCGACATCATGTTCTTCATCTGCGATCGCCTGCCGCGTGTCGTGGGCATGGCCTTCGATGCCACCGGCAACGGCGGATACCTCGCGGAACAGGCGGCGCTGCGGTATGGCCCAGCGGTGGTCGAGCAGGTCAGCCTCAACCTTGCCTGGTACGCCGAGTGGATGCCCAAGCTCAAAGGGGAGTTCGAGGCCTTCAACATCGAGCTGTCCAGGCACCAAAGCACGCTGGACGATCTTCTCTCGATCAAGGTCGAGAACGGCATTCCAGTGATCGATAAAGGCCGCAAGGCTGATCTGGAATCGGCGGGCGGTAAGGCAAAGCGTCATGGCGACAGCGCCGTGAGCCTGGTCATGGCCGTGCGAGCAAGCTACATGGCTGGCCGCAAGCAGCCTATCGAGTGCCAGTCGGCTGGGCGCCGGGCCTCCGCACAACAAGACCTTGCCGGTACCCGTAACACCACCAACCGCGGCTGGGGCACCGTCGCCGGCCGCACCGACCTCGGAGGCTACTGATGCACCCGCCCAAGCTCGGCCAGGAGATCGCCACCACGGGCGACGGCCGCGATATTACCCGTCCATTCCTCTCCGGCCTGCAGCAACCGAGCGACTACATCCTGCAGCGCCGGGGCGGCAACGACCTGCGCATCTACGAGGAAGTGCTGCGCGACGCCCAGGTCAAGGCGACCTGGGGCCAGCGGCAGCTGGCCGTCGTCAGCAAGGAATGGCGGGTCGATGCCGGCGGCGACCGCCGGATCGACAAGGCCGCAGCTGAGCACCTGAAGCAGCAGCTGCAGAACGTTGGCTGGGACCGGATCACCAACGGCATGCTCTATGGGGTGTACTACGGCCACGCCGTGTCCGAACTCATCTACGGCCGCGACGACCGCTACATCACCCTGCAGGCGGTCAAGGTGCGCAACCGCCGCCGCTTCCGTTACGACCTGCAGGGTGGCCTGCGCTTGCTGACGCCGAACAACATGTTCGAGGGTGAGCCGTGCCCTTCGCCGTACTTCTGGCACTTCTCGACCGGCGCCGACAACGACGACGAGCCCTATGGCCTCGGACTGGCCCATTGGCTGTACTGGCCGGTGTATTTCAAGCGCAACGGACTGAAGTTCTGGCTCACGTTCCTGGACAAGTTCGGTATGCCCACGGCCGTCGGCAAATTCGGGAAGAACGCCACGCCAGAGGAGAAGGCCAAGCTGCTGGCCGCCACCCAGGCGATTCAGACCGATACCGGTGTCATCATGCCGGAGGACATGTTGGTGGAACTGCTGGAGGCCTCGCGCTCTGGCACGGCCGACTACAAGATCCTGCACGACACCATGGATGAGACCATCGCCAAGGTAACGCTGGGCCAGGTGGCGTCGAGCCAGGGCACTCCCGGCCGCCTGGGTAACGACGATCTGCAGGCCGACGTGCGCCTCGACCTGGTGAAGGCTGACGCCGACCTCATCTGTGAGAGCTTCAACCAGGGCCCCGCGCGTTGGCTGACCGAGTGGAACTTCCCCGGCGCTGAGCCGCCATGCGTTTACCGGGTCGTCGAAGAACCCGAGGACATGGACGCCAAGGCCAGCCGAGACGAGAAGGTAGTGCGGTTCTCCGGCTTCAAGCCCACCTTGGGTTACGTCCAGGAGACCTATGGAATTGAGGTCCAGGAGCAGGATCAGAAACAGGAGCAAGGTCAGCCAACTGGCCCCTCACCTGCCGCCGAGTTTGCCGAACGTGCCGGGGGAAGCGATCCGGCCGCGGCGATGACGGACCAGTTGGCCAAGGCCATGCAGCCGGCGGTAAAGGACTGGAGCGAGCAACTCCGCGCTCTGGTCGACAATGCCACCAGCCTCGACGAGCTGCAGGAGCAACTGCTGCAACTTGCTCCCGAGCTGAGCCTGGATCAATACGCGGCCGCCATGGCGGTCGGCCTGCAGGCAGCGAACCTGGCTGGACGTACTGACGTCCAGGACGATCTGGCCGCGCGAGGTAGTGCCTGATGGCTACCGCGGCGACGTATGGCAGCCTCTCGTTTCGCGAGCAGATCGCTTTCTTTGAGGCGAAGAACCCCTCGGTCAACTACGCCACGGTGCGCGGTGCCGCCCATGACCAGTCGTTTGTGAGCGCAGGCGCCCATCGTGCGGACCTGGTCGCAGATCTCTACGCAGTGGTGCGTCAGGCGATCCGCGATGGCTTAACCCTGGAGGAGTTCCAGAAGGACTACTACGCCGTCCTGGACAACTACGGCTGGGAGCCGGCCGGCGGTCGCGCCTGGCGTGCCCAGGTGATCTACCGCACCAACCTGCGTACCAGCTACGCAGCCGGCCGCTACGCCCAGCTGCAGGCAGTGAAGGCAACGCGGCCGTACTGGGGCTATCACCACAGTGACGCTGTCGAGCACCCGCGCGAGCTGCACTTGGCATGGGATGGCCTGCACATCCATGCCGACAACCCGTGGTGGAAGACGCACTATCCGCCGTCGGGGTTCGGCTGCGAGTGCTACGTCACGGCCTACAGCCTGGATGAGCTGCAGGCGATGGGGAAGTCGGGACCGGACGAACCACCGCCTGGCCGCCTGCGCAACATCGTTTTCCACGGCGAGGTGGTCCAGGTGCCGGAAGGCATCGATCCGGGCTGGAACTACGCACCCGGTCGAGCCGCCTTCGAGAACCAGGTGCAGCTGACCCTGGAGAAGACCGCGCCGCTGCCGGCCGAACCGGCGGCACGCATGAACAGGCAACTGCTGGACGAGCAGCGTGTCGAGGAGGCGCTGCAGCGCTCCTGGACAAGCTGGCTGGATGAGGTCGTGGCCGAGCCAGTGGTGCGTGGCAGCGCTCGCAACGTGGGCACGCTGAGCCCCGAGACGGTCGCTGGCATGCAACGGGCGGGCGTCACGCCACAGACCGCGTTGATCAGCATGCGCGACGAGCAATTGGTGCCACTGGTCAAGGCCGCGACGACCGAGCCAGAGGTAGACGACGCGCTCGCTGGACTGACGCTGGCCGACCTGCGGCAACTTCCGCAGGCGCTCGCTCAGCCGCAGGCGGTTCTCCTGGATGCATCATCCAACGCTCTGGTCTACGTGTTCGACTCTGGCCGACGCGGAGGCTGGCTCTCAATGATCGTCAACTATCTCCTGCAGGGCAGCTCGCGCAGCAATGCCGTCCAGTCCGGCAGCGTGGTCGGCGTCGAGCAGCTCGGGCAGCAGTTGGCCAATGGACGTTTGGTTTGGTGGAGGGTGGACTATGAGCGGCGCACGTATCGAGCTGGAGTTCGACAGCCAGCAGGTGACACAGGCACTGAGCGCGGCGGCTGCGACTCTGCGCAGTCCCACCAAGATCCTCGAAGATCTGATCGAGCCACTACTGGATATCCACCAGGCGCGCTTCGTGGCTCAGAGGGCTCCGGATGGCACGCCCTGGGCGGCACTGTCGCCTCGCTACCAGGCTCGCAAGAGAAGAAACAGGGACAAGATCCTCACCGCCAGCGGCGACTTGCGCAAACTGGCGGGGCAGGTTGAAGGCGATACCTTGCTGTTCGGTACAAACCTTCCTTATGGCGCTATCCATCAGTTCGGCGGCACGATCCAACGTCAGGAGAGGCAGAGCACGGTTTACTTCAGGATGAATGAACGTACTGGCGAGGTCGGTCGACAGTTCGTCCCGAAACGCCGTAGCAACTTCGCCCAGGACGTGCGCATCGGCCCCTACACGATCACCATGCCGGCCAGGCCCTGGCTGGGCACGTCGGACACTGACGATGCCAAACTGCTGCAGCGAGTCATGAGCCTCATAAACTCAACCTTGCAGAATTAGCGTTTCTAGGCCCCTGGCGGCCCAAACGAGGGCGTAGGTCTATCTTCGTCGGCCTACGCCCCTCTACGGGCCTTGCTGACGCTTTATAAATCGCCCTACTGGGGTTGCCACGGTGCCCGTTGGCGTGGTTTCGTAGAAAAGCCTCCCCAACGCGGCCTTTGTCCCAATTTTCGGTTGCGACAAAGATCGTCCGGTTCTGCCGCCTCACTCTGGGCGGCATGAAAAAGCCAACCGCCACTCTGCCTATCCTCCCCGCCGGCCGGCACGTCGCCCTCGACGGCCGCCCGGTGGAATTCACCGAGGCCATCCTGCAGGAGATCGCCGCGACCTACGATCCGGCGCTCAGCGAGGCCCCTCTCGTCATCGGTCACCCCAAGCTCAATGCACCGGCCTACGGCTGGGCCAAGGGCCTGGAGGTGCGCGAGGGCATGCTCTATGCCGAGCCGCACCAGGTGGTCCCCGAGTTCGCAGAAGCCGCGAACCGCAAGATGTACAAGAAGCGCAGCGCTTCGGTGTACCTGCCGGACTCACCAGGCAACCCGGTTCCGGGCAAGCACTACTTGCGCCATATCGGCTTCCTCGGTGCCGTGCCGCCGGCCATCAAGGGCATTCCCGATGCCTTGAACTTCGCCGAGGACGACGGCGACCTAGTCATCGAATTCGCGGAAGCGCCCTACGCGGTGACGGCTCTGACCGAGATCCTGCGCCGCCTGCGTGACTTCTTCGTCGAGCGCGAAGGCGCCGAACGGGCCGACCAGCTCATCCCGCAATGGCAGTTGTCCTCGATCGAGGAGGACGCGCGGCGTGCAGTCACCCACGGCGCCAGTATCCAGGCGTCGTTCTCCGAACCCGCAATAGAAGGCGTCGACGCCGCAGCAGCCTCTGCCGCCGCTGCGGAGGAGCCGCAGGGCACCGTCACCCCATCCGACGGTGCTTCCGAGTCAGCGGCAGAGGCTGACCGGACCTCTCATCCCTCACAACAGGACACGACCATGTCTGACGAAGCCGCGCTCGATGAGCGCCAACGCCAGCTCGACGAGCGCGAGCAACAACTGGCCACCCGCGAAGCACAGGTGGCCCAGCAAAAAGCCCAGGAACATCGCAACGAGGTCACCGAGTTCGCCGAAGGCCTGGTCAATGCCGGCCGACTGCTGCCGCGCCAGAAGGCTCCGGTGATCGAGTTGCTGGTGAGTCTGCCTGCCGACACCCCCCTGGAGTTCGCCGAGGGCGACGGCCAGGTCACCAAGCCGGCGGCCGAGGTGCTGCGCAGCTTGCTGGCCGAACTGCCCAAGCAGGTGGACTTTTCCGAGAAATCCGGCGACGGCGGCGACCTGAGCTTCGGCAGTGCTCACGCCATTGCAGCGCGAGCCCAGAGCTATCAGGAAGAACAGCGGCAGGCTGGACGCCATATCAGCACGACCGAGGCCGTTACCCACATCACCAAGGGAGCCAAGTAGGCCATGAACATTCCCGGACTCATCGCCGCCAAACGTGCCAGCGGCGCCATCGCCGCCCGCCGCATCGTGATTCATGGCAGCTCGGACGGCCTGGCCGCCCAGGCTGCCGGTAGCACTGCGCTGCTGATCGGCATCAGCACCGAAATTCCCGCCGCCGACGGTGCGGTCTTCGACGTCATCCGTTCCGGCCTGGCGCCGGTCGAGTACGGCGGCAACGTCACTCGCGGTGATGCGCTGACGGCCGACGCCCAGGGGCGAGCGGTTGCCGCGACGCTGCCGCAGGCCGCCACCACTTACATCATCGGCTTCGCTGAACTCAGCGGCGTCGCGGGTGATATCGGGTCCGTCTACATCGCCCCGGCCGTTCTGCCGGTAGCCTGAAGGAGCGCTCCATGAGCAATGCACCATTTCCCATCGATCCCGAACTGACGGCGATCGCCATCGCCTACCGCAACGGCCGGATGATCGCAGACGAGGTTCTGCCGCGCGTACCGGTCGGCAAGCAAGAGTTCAAGTACTGGAAGTACGACCTCGCCCAGGGCTTCACCGTGCCGGAAACCCTGGTCGGCCGTAAGTCCAAGCCGAACGAAGTGGAGTTTAGCGCCACCGACGAAACCAGCAGCACCGAGGACCACGGCCTGGACGCCCCGGTGCCGCAGGCGGATATCGACAACGCGCCGACGAACTACAACCCCCTGGGCCACGCCACCGAGCAGACCACCAACCTGATCCTGCTCGATCGCGAAGCTCGGACTTCCAAGCTGGTTTTCAACCCCAACAGCTATGCCGCGGGCAACAAAAGGACACTGTCTGGCACCGATCAATGGAGCGACCCGGCCAGCAACCCGCTGCCGGAGATCACCGACGCCCTGGACAGCGTCATCCTGCGCCCGAACATCGGCGTCCTGGGCCGCCGCACCGCCACCATCCTGCGCCGTCACCCGAAGATCGTGAAGGCATACAACGGCACGCTCGGCGACGAGGGCATGGTGCCGATGGCCTTCCTGCAGGAGCTGCTTGAGCTGGAGGCGATCTACGTCGGCGAAGCACGGCTGAACATCGCCCGGCCGGGACAGAACCCGAGCCTGATTCGGGCCTGGGGGCCGCATGCGTCCTTCATCTATCGCGACCGCCTGGCCGATACCCGCAACGGCACCACCTTCGGCTTGACCGGCCAGTGGGGCGATCGCGTGTCCGGTTCGATCGCCGACCCGAACATCGGCCTGCGCGGTGGTCAGCGCGTCCGTGTTGGTGAATCGGTCAAGGAACTGGTCACCGCACCGGACCTCGGCTTCTTCTTCGAGAACGCCGTCGCGGCTTAACCCTCAACTGGGCGGCCGTTCGGGTCGCCCTCGGAGTTTCTATCTCATGGCCCGTAAAACGAGCAACGACCAGGATGCACCCAACACCGAGGGTGTCGGCGAAAAGAACCGCTACATCGTCAAACGCGAACGCCTGGATCACGACGGTGAGTCCTACACCTTTGGCGACAGCATTCTGCTGAACAGCGATCAGGCGGACCAGCTCCTGCCCATCGGCGCGATCGTTCCAGAGGTGCTGTGATGGACAACCAGCACCGCAAGATCGCCGGCTATCGCGAGTTGACTCAGGACGACATCGACCTGATGAACCGTGTCAAGGCCGTAGGCGCGGAACTGCTGGCATTGCAGGCCGCGTTGGCCGGCCGGCTGAGTACGGACCTGGAGGTTAAGCAGGCCGCCGCAAAGGCGTCGAAGCTGGCACCTGAGCATGAGTCGAGCCCGGAGTGTGTCGAGCTTCGTCGCTTCCTGGCTGCAGAGCCGTTGCGCTGGGCTGCGATCGCCAAGACCGACATCCAGACGGGTGTCATGGCCCTGGTGCGCGCCATCGCTCAGCCCGAGGGCTGCTGAGGTGGCTGTGTACATCACGTTACCGGAGCTGGCCGAACGGCCTGGGGCGGAAGAGTTGTCCCAGGCCGCGACGCCTCAGCAGTACCGTGCGGTCCAGACCGAGCTGCTCGATGCCTTGCTGCGCGGCTTGCCGGTGGACCAGTGGACGCCGGAGGAGATCGAGGTCGGCAACGCCGCTGTAGAGGTCATCGACAGTGCGGTGAGCGATGCCCGGTCCTTCATCGACGGATTCCTGCAGCAACGTGGTTACCTGCCGCTGCAACAGCGTTTTGGCATCGTGGTCGGCTGGCACCGGGCGATCACGCGCTACCTGTTGCATAAGGACCGGTTGGGTGAAGGCGCGGAGAAAGACCCGATCGTTCGGGACTACCGGGACGCCCTGAAATTTCTGCAGCTCACCGCCGAGGGCCGGTTCTCCCTGGGGCAGGACGACCCGGTGGCCAACTCCACCAGCGGGGCTCCCCAGGTGGTGACTCCGGGCCGAACATTCAGCCTCGATCAGTTGAAGGACTTCTGACATGTCCAGCGCTCCATTCGATCACAACCTGATCATCGAGCGCCTGAAGGATCAGGTAGCTGTCTTGGAGAGTGTCGGCGGTGCGGCGGACTTTGCTGCCATCAAGGCGGTCCGCGACTTCCGGACACCGACCGCCTACGTGATCCTCGCCGAAGAAACGCCGATGCCGCGCTCGTCCGGAGCACCCGGCGCAGCGACCCGGCAGATGGTCCAGGTGCGATTCGGTGTTGTGGTCGCAACCCGCAACTACCGGGACAACAAGGGCAAGAACGCGATGGACGATCTACGTCCAGTACTGGGACAGGTGCGGGATGCCCTGATCGGCTGGGTGCCGCCTGGTCTGGTGGGAGCCCGTGACTGTCAACTCATCCAGGGACAAGCCGTGGACTATGACACGTCCGTTTTGATCTGGGCCGACCTCTATCACACCCAACACGCTATCGGGAGAACCTCATGAGCACCCCCGCCAAGAAACAGGACATCCCCGCCGTCTCAGTGCCGAAGGAGGAGAAGGTGACACTCACTGCTCATCACACGCACGCCGGCACGAAATACCCGGCCGGCGCCGAAATCTACGTCAACACCCTCGACAAGGCCTTCCTGGTCCAGCACCAGAAGATCACGGTCGAAACTCAAGATGCGGCTCCCGCCGCCAAGGAGTAAATCATGTCGCTGTTTTCCTTCCAGGGTCGGGTCTGGGCCGGCGAGCGCCTGCCCAACGGCAAGCTGAGCCGCCCTGTGTGGGCCGGAAACGTACCGGTCTTGACCCTGCAGATGGCCACCGAAAGCACCAATACAACGGAGTCGTTCTCGGGCAACCGTCTGCAGTACGGTCGCCTGCAGCGCGGAAAGACCGCCACCGTCAACATCACCTACGACGAGTGGCTGCCGAAGAACATCGCTGCGGCGATCTGGGCCTCGCAGATCGAGCTGCCCGCCGACACGGTGACCGGTGAAGTCCTTGAGGGCGATCTGAAGGCCGGCGACTTCGTGAAGCTGGACCGTCAGTTCGTCTCCTCGGTGGTCCTCACCGACAGTGCCACCACGCCTGCGGAGCTGGTCTTGGGTACGGACTACCGTATCGAATCTCCAACGGCTGGCTTGATCGAGCTGCTGAATGTCACCGGCAAGACCCAGCCGTTCAAGGCCGCGTATGCCTCCGAGGTCGCCACCGGTTACACCATGTTCACCTCACCACCGCCGGAGCGCTACATCCTGCTGGACGGCATCAACACCGAGAATCAGGAACCGGTGATCGTGACCCTGTACCGCTGCAAGTTCGACCCGGTCGGTGACCTGGCACTCATCAACGACGAGTACGGAAACTTCCAGCTCACGGGTAGCGTGCTATACGACACCCTGAACGCCGCCGACGCCAACCTGGGCGGCTTCGGTCGCATCGTGCAGAAGGGCGCCTGACATGGGGCGCAAGGTAGAACGTAAGGCCAAGCCCGGCCCCGCTGCTGCGCAAGGAGCGGATGATCTGCAGATACTGCACCCCGAACGCGAGATCGAGGTCGCCGGCCGCAAGCTGACCGTGCGCGAGTACGGATTCGTCGAAGGGCTGCGGCTACGCCCCATGATCCAGCCGTTGCTCGATGACCTGTATGCCATCAGTCAAGGGGCTGTGCTTCCCGACCTAGAGCAGATCCTGGTGGTGCTCGGCCAGCACTCGGATCTCATCCCGCACCTGATGGCAGTGGCGGCCGACGTCGACGAAGAATGGGTGAAAGGTTTGCCGCACCGGGATGGAAACTTCCTGCTGTACGTCTGGTGGCTGGTGAACGGCCCTTTCTTTATCGGGGCGGTGGTGGACCGAATTCAAACCGAACGGGCAGCCGAAGAGGCCAGGAAGGCCGTTGGGCAGACATCTATGCTTGCCTCATCGCCGGAGGATACGGAACCCCAGGCACCATCGGTCGAATGACCGAGCGGCAGATCCTGCTGCTCTACGATGCCGAGCAGCGGCGACTGTCCCACCACCGGGCTAACCAGTTCATCGACACCAACCTGGCGTTTGCCGGCGGCAACGACGCTAAAGAACACCTCAAGACGCTTCGGACTTAGTTCGGGGCGTTTTTTTGCTTGCCACAAAGACCCGTTCGCGCGCGCGCGTAACCATGCGAGCCACTCCTTTCTGACGTGACTCGACATGGCAACGGGCAAAGAACTTGATCTGGCACTACGCATCCGCGCTGACGGGAATCAGGGCGCCCAGGCCCTGGATAACATCAACAGCCAGGTCGAGCAGATCGGTACCAGTGCCACCGCCACCAGCAGTCAGCTGAGTGCGATCGGCGAGAGTGCCGATCAACAGGCGGCACGGCTCAAGGCCATGGTGGCGGCCAGCCTTCAGCAGCAGGCCGCGTTCGACGCCCTGGCCAACAGTTCCGACAAGCTCAACACCTCAACCCGCGCCGCAACTGCCGGTTGGCAGGAGAGCGCACGCGCCCAATCGGCGTCGATGAACGCCTACCACAACGCCGAGCGTGCCAGGCAGCAGCAGATCGCGACCGAGCAGCGAGCCGCCGAAGCCGCCGCCAAGGCCTCGGCCGAGTTCGACAAGCAGCAGTCGGAGCTGGCCAAGTTGCTGGGAGCGATCGATCCGGTTACGCGTGAGCTGGAGAAGCTCGACAACCTGGAAAAACGCCTGGGGCAGGCCAGGAACTCCCAACTGATTGATCCCGAGGGCTTTGCGACCTACAGCGCGCGGCTCCAGGAACAACGTGAACGGCTGCTCGGAACGTCTGATGCGATGAAAGTCGCCGGACTGTCCGCGGGGCAGTACAAGCAGGCGATGCGGCAGTTGCCGGCACAGATCACTGACGTTGTTACCAGTCTGGCCAGCGGCATGCCGGTCTGGATGGTCGCTATCCAGCAGGGCGGCCAGATCACCGATAGTTTCGGTGGCGTCGGGGAAACCTTCAGGGCGCTCGGTGAAAAGATCAAGTCGTTCTTCGGCCTGACCAGTTCCGTAAATGCTGGCGGCATTCTTGCCGTGGGCGAAGGCCTTGCGGCCGTTGCAAAGGAGCAATCGGCGGTTGCCGATGGGGCCGACAATGTCAGCGACGGCTTCACCGACATGGCCGATACGGCAAACACCACGGCTGAAGCGGCGGAAAACGCCAAGGGAGCGCTTTCAGGGCTGGGGAGTGCTGGCGGCGCATTTGCCATCGTTGCAGCGGCGGCCGCAGCGGCGGCTGTCGCATTGGCCTATGCCTACAAGAAAGGCAGCGACGAAGCCAGCGAACTCAACGAATCAATCATCCTGACCGGCAACTATGCCGGCACCAGCGCTGGGCAGCTGGCAGCGATGGCCGCATCGCTTGCCAAAGTGAACGGTACACGGTACGAAGCTGTGGCCGCGCTGTCGGAGATCACTTCCACAGGTAAGTTCACGGTCGAGCAGATCGAACAGGTCGGAACCACTGCGATTGCTATGCAGGAGGCGACTGGTAAGGCCGTTTCTGAAACCGTGGCCGAGTTCTCCAAGCTGGCCGATGATCCGGTCAAGGCGTCGCAGCAGCTCAATGACCGCTATCACTACCTGACG